CATAAAGAAAACATACGCAGATTATCCTTTTACCGTGGAAGTTGCGAAGGCTATTGTAACGCAGGATTTACAAATAGGTATAACAGCAAATACACTGAATACAGTTTATGGCGACAGTTTTATACCAACAGTTGGATGTATGCTAGGTACTAAAATAGAACAAGTACATCAAATAAATTGGCCATGTATAGTCACTGAGAAACTTGATGGAATTCGCCGTATACTAATTAAAGAAAAAGGAAAGTGTAGATTTTTTAGCCGTAGCGGTCATGAAGATACTGGTCTAGTAGATATTTTAAAAGAAGCTGAATATTTACCTGATAATAGAGTTTATGACGGAGAGCTACTTGCTGAGGGTACTTTTGCTAATTCTGTGGCGCAGCGGCAAGCTACAAATTCATTGGCTAGCAAGAAGGGCGAAAAGCATGGCTTAACTTTTAATGTCTTCGACATGTTACCAGTAGAAGAATTCTATGCGGGTAAGTCAGAAGATAGTGCTTTTGTTCGTAAGATGATACTAGGAGCCACTTTTATGGACGATAGTATATCGTTGCTAAATGATGACCAATGGCCAAAGTACATGGCTATGTTTGGCATGCATAGGCAACTTAGATATATTAAAGCAGTACCTATTTTAGGCTTCGTCAAATGTTTGGCCGACGTTGAGCCAATAGTTGCTGATATTTGGGCACGCGGTGGTGAAGGAGTTATGCTTAACGTAGCAGATGCGCCCTATGAAGTAAAGCGCTCAAAGTATCTATTAAAAATGAAACACACAGAAGAGTATACGTTGAAAGTAATAGATATGATAGAGGGTACAGGAAAGTATGAAGGAATGCTCGGCGCATTAGTAGTAGATTATAATGGGCAGAAATTAGGAATAGGTTCAGGCTTTACAGATGACCAACGATTAGTTATATGGCAAAACCCAGATAAATATCTAGGCAAATATGTAGAAATAGACACATTTGGAGAATCTACTAATAAGCAAGGTACTAAGTCACTTAACTGCCCTATATTTAAACGTTTTGTAGGGGAGGTGGAATAGCAATGATGATTGTAAATGGAATATTACAAGTACGCCGACGCGCTTTGGTAAAGCTTAATTACTATACCGCTTCGAAGCTCAATTTACCAGAAGGAGAGATAAAATGTTACGTACTTGGGATATTTCAACAAACTACTGACTGGGAGCATTACCCTATAGCTCTTTGTGAGTTAGACGATGGTAGAGTTTTCTATGCGGACCCAGAGGATATTACTTTTATAGATAGAGGTGATTTTTAATGCTATCTATAGCTATTGACGGAGCGTGTCGTCGAAACGGTAAGCCAAATTGCATATCTACCAGTGGTATATTTGTGATGCATTTAAACGAAGATGACTCCATTGAAAAAACTCATTGTAATGTATTTATGGAAAATAAATCTACTAATCAACGTGGGGAATTACTTGCGTTGCTTTCTGCTATAGAATATGCTTTTATTGTAGATAAGTCCGCTCTGTTAATAACGGACTCTGAATATTTGTTTAATGCTTTGACAAAAGAGTGGTACAAAAATTGGATAAATAAAGGCTGGGTTACCGCTAGGGGTACCCCTGTAAAGAATCGAGATATATGGGAAAGTATAGTAGAAGCGCTGAAGCAATGTGAAGAAAATAATATTGAAATAATTCCGTATTATATTAAAGGCCATTTAGCTTCATTTGGTAAAGTTGCAGCGCTTAAGCTGCTTAGGCAAGATAATACAGGTTATAAACTTTATAAAGCGGTTAAAGAAAAAATCGAGGCAAAAGAATTCAAGCCTGAAACTATTGAAATGGTTAATGATTTGTCATTAAAGAACAATGGTTTTGTTCTTATGGATAAGTTGTTTAGACACTTTGTTACACTTAATGTAATGGCGGATACATTAGCATCTCTTGGAGCAGACTTTTTAGACCCTTACAAGGGGTAAATTCCGTCGTAAAATGCAGTATTTACTCTTTCATAATTTTATAGTATAATATAATAAAGAAAAATTTTATGTAAGGGGGATTTTGTTCATGTCTAAGGAAAACATTTCAAACAAAGAAGCTTTAGTAGCACAGGAGCCAAATAAGGTGGCTACACAGGAGTCATTACCATTAGGGTTTGAGGATGAAGATGCACAGGATATGATTATTCCACGCATTAAGGTTATCCAGTCTTTAAGCCCAGAACGCAAGGATAAGATTGCTGAAGAAGGTGACATTATCAATTCTTTAACCAAAGAAAAGTTGAATGGTAAAACATTTATTCCGGTATTCAAATTCAATAACAATGTCAGGTGGAAAGACAGGTCTGAAGGCGGTGGTATCTTATGTATATCCCGCGATGGCAAAGTAGGCACACAATCCGACGGTACAACTCTAATGTGCTCTGCTTGTAAGCGTTGTGAATTTGATAATACTAAGCAGGGTAGAGAGGCAGTTCCTACTTGTACAAAGTATATTAACTTCTTTGGATTCTTTGCTGGCGAAAGAATGCCTATAATTCTAAGCTTTGCTAAGACTAACTACAATGAAGGTCGTAAGCTTTATAGCTTAGCAAAAGTTACAATGCAGAATATGTGGAATTATGGCTACACATTAGATAGTAAGCTAAAAGCTAAAGCAGGTAATGAATGGTATATATGCGCTGTAACACCTACTGGGCCTACCTCAGAAGAAGATAGAGAGTTTGGTATGGCACTTTATAAGATGTATCGTAACTCCATACAGAATGTTAACTATGATTTAGATGATAATGGTACAGCTGATGATTTAACACCCGATACAGAAGGAGTTGAATTTTAAGAAGGTCTCTAATAGGGCGTGTTACCGCGCCCTAGATTCTTCTTTTTGTGGGGGAGGCGGTTACTATTAGATGGAGTGAATATACTAATAAAATATTGACTGAAATAGATAATGAAGCATTTTATTTGAGTATACTAAATAATGTTCAACGTAGAGGAGTAGAATGTAAAGCCGAATGTCCTTTCAAATATTTGCATGAAGGTAACACAGATAACAATCCATCTCTTACTGTTAATTTAGCAAAAGGGGTATACTATTGTAATACATGTCATTCTAAAGGTAATGTTCACACAATGCTTAAATTACTAGAAGGATTATCAAATGAAGAAGCTTGGTTTAAATTAGGGGATAGTTTAGGTATTCCTAGACCTGATGGTTCAAAACCCGCTAGACCTGAAATAGACCCTGGTTTAGCAGAATATTATCATAGAGAATTAATGAAACTCACCGGACCTATTAGAGAAGTATTGCGTAAACGAAGGGGCCTAACCGATGAGACTCTTAAGCGTTTTAAATTAGGATGGGATGGTGAGCGCATTACAATTCCTGTATACGATGAATATAACACGCTAGTTAATTTTAGACGATATAAATGGAATTCAGATGAAGACCAATACAAAGTACTTAATTATGTAGATGAATATGGCAATTCTTATGGTGAAGTTCGCATCTTTAATATAGAGCGGGTTATAGATGAAACAATAGATTATATAGTATGGTGCGAAGGCGAAATGGATTGCATTATTGCAGAACAATACGGCTTCCCCGCTGCATGCCCTACTAGTGGAGCTGGTACTTGGAAACCAGAGTGGACTAGACTTTTTAGAAATAAGAAGCGCGTTTATATTGCACAAGATAACGATGAAGCCGGAAGAAATGCAACTCAGCGCTTATGTGAAAAATTGTATAGAGTAGTAGATGTCTATACAGTGCATTGGCCAGAAGACTTTCCAGTAAAAGGTGATATTACAGATTTTTTCACTACTTGTGGACAGACCGTTGAGGATTTTCAAGCTCTTCTTGACAATGCATCTCTCTATGTAGATGTTTCACTAGTAGAACCTAGAGTTGCTGATGAGAGTGAAGCTACTGAAGTACACCTATCAGAGAGTTCAGCAGCTAATCTACAAGGCAAACGTATAAGAGTACCGGTTATGGTTAGCGGTAAAGATAATACACCTTATCTTTGCCCTAAAGTAATTAAAGCATATTGCGGTGATGCAGCTGATTCGGAGACTAGGAAGTGCACTAACTGCGCTCTAGCTCTACATGCAGGGGAAATGCAACGTACCTTATCCGCTGTAGATAAAGAAGTTATGAAACTTATTAAATGTACGGACAAACAACAACGCGCAGTAATTTTTGATATGTTAGGAATTAATCCACGCTGCGATAGGTGCCAAATAACAATACCAGAATATATGAATATAGAAGAATTAAGATTAATACCAAAAGCAGAAGCAAACTTTGGTTTTGCTAAAGAACATGAATATGTAGTAAGAACTGGTTATTATATTGGAAATAACCTGAAAACTAATAAGCGATATACTATGGTAGGTTATATGTACCCAGACCCACAAACGCAGTATGCAATGTATATCTTTGATAAAGCATATCCAGAAAAAGATTTGATAAGTGACTTTGAATTAAATGAAGAAATAATTAATTATTTGAAGTTATTCCAAGTTAAACCTAATCAAACTGTATTAGATAAATTTAATGAGATACACAGAGACTTAGAACGTAACGTAACTTTTATTTGGGAACGACGGGACGTAGCATTTGCTGTAGACCTTATATACCATACTGTGCTAAATTTTTACTTTCAAGACCAATATGTAAAACGCGGTTGGGGTGAATTATTAATTATTGGTGATTCCGGACAAGCAAAAACTACCCTAGTAGAGCGATTAATGCGTCATTATAGATTAGGAGAGCTGCATTCTGGTGAGTCATCAAGAAGAACCGGTCTAGTGTATAATATACAGCAAAATAATAAACGTTGGTTTTTAGTATGGGGTGCCTTCCCATTAAATGATGGAGGGTTGATTGCAATTGATGAGTTATCAGGGCTCAGCGAAGAAGACTTATCAGTTATGTCTGACGTACGCTCTAGCGGAATTGCCAAAGCAACTGGAGTTATCACTGCAGAAACTACAAGCAGAACTAGAGCAATCTATATATCTAACCCCAGAAATGGTAGACAGCTTAACTCAGAAACTTATGGAGTTAATGCGGTGCTTAAACTCATGGGAAAAGCAGAAGACGTTAGAAGATTGGACTTGGCTATATCAGTCGCTTCAGGAGACGTTGACCCAGCTTTGGTTAACAAACCGCTCAAAGATTTACCGGAGGTACCTCACGTCTATACGTCTGACGCATGCAATGCACGGGTACTATGGGCTTGGAGTAGACGGCCAGAACATGTCGAAATCACAGATGAAGCGACACAACGCATCCTTGAAAAAGCAACAGAAATGGGTGCATACTATACGTCGAAAGTGCCTTTAGTTGAAGCGGCTGACCAAAGATTAAAGATTGCACGCCTAGCAGTTGCGGCTGCATGCTGCGTGGTATCTACTGATGATAACTTTGAAAAGGTTATAGTTAAGCCAGAGCATGTAGATTTTGTAGTTAATTTCATGAATAAAATCTACAAGGCTAAAAGTTTTGGATATGATAAATTAAGCGAACAAGAAAGGCTTGTTTCAGATACTTCTGATGATAATATTACTAAGCTACGAGAAGAATTTTTAACATTGCCGCTACCAGATGCTAATGAAATGGCTAAGATAATTTATCAACTACCTTATTTTAGCCGAGCGACACTTGAGGACTATACTGGCTTAGCTAAAGATGACTTAAAATTACTGCTTAAATTCTTAACTACACGACACTTGGTTGAGAAAAGTAAAGGCGATTATCGTAGATTACCATTAGGCACAAAATTATTTGAAAATTTAACTACTTACAAAATTACACGCGAAGAAATAGAGACAGCACGTAAAAACTTTTATTCACCAGCAGAATATTAATGTAAAGGGGTGTTATTATGGATGTTTTAAAATATCTAACTAATTGCAAAGTGTATAGCACTACTACGCAAGCAGAAAATGAGGAAGAATGGCTACACAATAGGTCCCGCGGAATAGGCGGCTCCGATATAGGGGCTATCTGCGGGGTTAGCCCATTTACCTCAGCACGTCAAATTTATCTAAAGAAAACAGGTCAATATGATGAAAGTTTAGAAGTGAGTGAAGCAGCTCAAGAGCGCATGTATTTCGGTCATTTACTTGAGCCTATTGTAGCAGAGGAATATGCACGTAGGACTGGTAACAAGTTAATTACACTTAAAGCAACACTTCAACATAAAGACTACGAATGGGCTTTAGCAAATGTAGATAGGCTAATTGTAGATAATGAGGGTAAACCCATTGGAGTATTAGAGTGTAAAACATCTAGCGAGTATAATAATGAAGCATGGGAAAATGGTGAAATTCTCACTTCATATATCTACCAGCTCAATTGGTATATGTGGATATTAGGTCTTGATAGGGGAACTTTTGCATGCTTAGTAGGAGGCAATAAATTTTACCACTATGATGTATTTAGAAATGACGAATTGTTGAATAATATTATAATTCCAAAGGCTAAAGATTTTTGGTTTAATAATGTATTAGCCTTAAAAGAACCGGAATTACAATCTAACGACACAAATTTTGTAAATAGTAAATACGCTGAGGTTAAGAAAAATTCAGAGATAATTCTAGATGATGACGTAGCAAATGAGTTAGCTAAAACGGTAGTAGAATGTAAAACTAAAATCAAAGAACTAGAGGTAATTATGGAAGAAGCGCAGAATAAATTAAAGGAAAGGTTAAAAGATAACGAAATTGGATATACTAAAGATTTTACAATTAAGTGGTCGCCTAGGGTATCTACTAGAATTGATACTGATAAATTAAAGAAGGAATATCCTGAAATATATGAAAAAGTAAAGAAAAAAGTTGAATATAGGGCTATGACTGTTAAGGGGGTTATTCTATGAATGAGTTAGAATATATGTTTAAAATGCAAAAAGCTTTTCAAGATAGGGTTGACCAAAGGTATAAGAGTACAGACTTAAAAGAGCGAGCAGCATTTTTACGCGACCATTTTGTATTCTGTAATCAAGAAATGCAAGAAATGCTATATGAGATACCTTTCTTTAAGCACTGGAAAGATTACAGCAAAATGACTGATGAAGAAATTGAAGAGACATATGATAAAGCAAAGGAAGAGATAGTAGATGCCTGGCATTTTTTCATTAATATAATGCTGGGCTTAGGTATGACTGCAGAAGAGTTATTTACAAGATACTTAGACAAACATAAAGAAAATATTAGACGACAAGATGAAGGGTATGACTATACTATGCGGCATATTTAAGGAGGGTTTATTTTGGGTAACGTTATTAAATTGCCAGATATATGTACAGTTAGATTAGAGGATGAATTAGTACAATCAGATGACTTTGTAGCTATTCTAGCAAAAGAGGATGGGGATGTTACAATATACTATAACACAGATGCTTTAACACTTGGATTAGCCTTTAAGTTAGTTTTACGTGAGTTTATTACATGTCTGCATAAATGCTCCGAAGAAGAGCAAGAACTAATATTAGATACGTTAGATTTACAATTCTTATTAAATGGCTTGGAGGGTTTACAATGAATAATATTAAAGTAAAATTACTTAATCCAAATGCAGTTCAAGAGGCAGAAAAAATGATGGTAGCTATGGCTAGATTAACTCAACGTGGTCATCTAATTCAAGATTTATCTGATATAGAAGCACTATTACAAAAGGATTATACTCCTGAGTTGGTAGAGGCAATGAGCTCATTGCCTCACCCAACAATCCAAAAATTTGGATTATTAAATGTCATAGTAGTAGGAGCGTCTAGACGATTCTTAGCACAAATTACGCGACATCAAAATGAAGTAAAATTTATGTCAGGTTCACTTCAATATTCTGACTATTCTAATGCGGCACAATTTGTAGTTCCTTACGAGATTATCTCATACGATAAAGAAAATCCTAATGCTAATCTTATAAGTAAGTATTTAGAATCTTGCGCCGCTTCATTAGCTACGTACAAAAAATTAGTTGAAGAGGTAGGGCAGGATGCTGCAGGCTATGCAATGCCACAAGGATTACGTAATGTACTACTTATTTCAGCAACGCCATTCCAATGGAAGCATATGATACATCAGCGTGTTTGTAATAGGAATACATTAGAAACACAATACATTATGCTAACTATATGGGAAAAACTGTGGGATTTAAGTCCTATGTTTAGAGATTGCGGACCTTTTTGTATGCAAGGTTCTTGCGCAGAAGGTAAGATGTCTTGCAAAAGGCCCTTTAGCAAAGATTTAACACCTACTGAAATATTAAATAGACGCTTTAGATATTTAAGGGGGTAAAGGTATGTTTATAATTATTGAGGGACCGGACGGAGCTGGTAAAACTATACTTGCTAAGCAGCTATTAAGAAGTCATCCAAATAGTAAATATTTACATTTTGGTTACCCAGCAAATGAACAAGAGGCATTAAATTATTGGCGTGTATACGCTAAAGCTTTACTACAAGCAAACTCTACTAAAGTAAATATTTTAGATCGCAGCTGGTATTCTGATATGGTTTATGGACCTATTATGCGTGATAGATTAGAAATGGTACCGGAAACAGTAGATATACTAGAGCAACTAACAATTAAAAATGGCGGCGGCTTAGTAATCTATTGCACTGCTGACGTAAATATTTTATGGAAACGATGTCAAAAACGTGGCGAAAATTATATAAAGACAATTGATAAGTTATATGACATAGTGAATAAATATGAAGAGGTGTTAAGTAATCATTGCAAGCTACCTGTGATAAAATATAATACAAGTAATAATTGGAAGCTGCGTGATAAGTATGGAGTTGATTAAGAAATGTCCTAAATGTGGCTGGGAATACCCAGCAGTTTATCCACGCAATTATTGTCGTTTCTGTAATACTATGTTTACTACCGGAGTATGCTCCCGGTGTCTAAAGTTTGGTGAATTACTAGCAGGTTCTACAATATGCCGAGAATGCGCTAAAGTACTCGATAGTGATAAACAAACAGTGAGTGAATATTTTAATAATAAGGTACGACGCTGGAAGGCTAGAAGAAAAAAAGAATTTGAGGATTGGGTAAAGTTAGTAAATAAAGCTAATAAGAATCTAAAGCTTTTAACTGAAGCAGAATGGTTAGAAGCTTGCGACTACTTTAAAGGTTGTGCCCTTTGTGGCAAAGAGGAGATTAGTGCTCGTTCATTTTTTATAGCATATAAGTATGGAGGTAGATATGCTGCATGGAATGTAGTACCTACCTGTGAGCAGTGTAATAAAAATATGCACAGACAACAAAATCCATTCTTAAATACTAAAACTCATTCCGCAGCAAGAAAAATTGCAGAATATCTTAGGCCTAAATTACTGGCAGCTATAAAAGGAGTTGAAAATAATGAATCGTAAATTGATATTTAAAAACTTTACTATAGATTTAGCTAGGTTATCTAAGTGCACAGAGCGCAAAGTAGCCGCAATTATCACAGACAAGGATTTAACACAAGTATATAGTATTGGAGTTAACGGAGGCCCTAAGGGACTTGCAGATTGTATGTGTATAATAGGTGGTAAGTACGGATGTATTCATGCTGAAATAAATGCATTAATCAAATGTACTACTACTGAGCCAAATAAAGTAATGTTTGTAACTCTTGCACCATGTAAGCAATGCGCCACTGCGATAATAAATGCTCCTGGTGGATTCTCTAAAGTATATTATTTTGAAAAATGGAAAGAAGATATAGGCTTGCAGCTGCTACGCAATGCTGGAATACATGTAGAACAAATCTAAGTTGATGGAGGTGATAATATGGCTCAGATTGAGATAAGGACTACTAAAGAAGAGCAGCAACAAGTCTTACAAGCTATTAAACAATGTGAAGGCAAAACTATTTCAGTTGCAGCAATAGCTAAATTAGCTAAATTGAATCCTAATAGAGTGCGCTTTATTATCATAGATTTAATAGAAAATGATAAAATTAAGCGCATACCTACTAAAGCGTTTAATAAACGCTATATACGATACAAATATGAAATAATTGAGGAGGTATAATATGCTTAGTAAAACAGCAGAGACTATTTTAGAAAAGAGGTATTTATTAAGGGATGCTCATGGGAAGGTAATAGAAACTCCTGACCAATTATTTAGAAGGGTTGCAAAAGCCGTTGCAGAACCTGAAGGTAGTAATGCAGCAGAATATGAAGAGAAATTTTATGCTCTTATGACTAGCCTAGATTTTCTACCCAATTCACCGACTTTAATGAATGCTGGAACGCCTGACGGCCAGCTAAGCGCATGTTTTGTTTTACCTATAGAAGGAGGGGGCACAGGTTTTTCATTCTCAAGACTTAGACCAAAAGATAGTGTAGTTAAGTCTACTGGAGGTATAGCATCAGGCCCTATAAGTTTTATGCACGCATATAATGCTGCTACTGAAACAATAAAGCAAGGTGGTAAAAGACGTGGAGCAAATATGGGAATGTTAAGAGTAGACCATCCAGACATCTTAGATTTTATAAAGTGCAAAAAAGATAAAACTAAGCTCACTAATTTTAATATATCTGTAGCTATCACAGATAAATTTATGCAGGCAGTGCAAGAAGATTCTACTTATGAATTATTTAATCCATATACTAAAAAGGTAGAGAAAGAATTGCCCGCAAGGTATGTCTGGGATGAGATAGTAAAAGCTGCTTGGGAATCAGGAGAACCTGGTATATTCTTTATTGATAGGGCTAATCAGTTTAATCCCACACCTATGCTAGGTGAATTTGAAGCTACAAATCCCTGTGGAGAACAACCTTTACTGCCATATGAAAGCTGTAATTTAGGTTCAATTAATTTAGGCAATATGGTAATAAACGGTCGTGTGGACTATACGAAATTAACTAGAACTATTGAACTAGCAGTTAGATTTTTAGATAATGTTATAGAAATTAATAAATATCCACTACCTCAAATCGAGCGCGCTACAAAACTTACTAGAAAAATTGGATTAGGTGTTATGGGCTGGGCGGATATGTTATTAAAATGTCATATACCGTATAATTCTAAGCAAGCAATTGATTTAGCAGAACAAGTAATGAAGTTTATAACGACACATGCTAGAACATGCAGTATAAAATTAGGTAAAGAACGAGGCTCTTTCCCTGCAAAAGATAAAAGTATTTGGAAAGACTATGAATATATGCGTAACGCCGCTTTAACTACTATTGCACCCACTGGTACTATTTCAATGATTGCAGAAGCATCTTCAGGTATAGAACCGATTTTTGGTTATGCTTATACTAAGACCGTTATGGATAATACTAGCTTTACTTATGTAAATGAAATTCTAAAAGAGACACTAGAAGAAAGAGGCTTATATACGCAAGAGATTATAGATAAGTTATTAAAGACTGGTAGAGTTTCAACTATAGAAGAATTGCCCGAGGATATAAAAGAAATATTTGTATGCGCTTATGATATCACTGCTGAAGACCATATTAAGATGCAAGCAGCATTCCAGAAATACACCGATAATGCTATTAGTAAAACTATCAATTTTCCTAAAGATGCAACAATAGAAGATATACACAACGGATATTTACTTGCATATAAGCTAGGCTGCAAAGGAGTTACAGTTTATCGTGATGGTAGCCGTGATTCACAGGTATTAAATATAGGGACAGAAACTAAGAAGCCTTCTGAACCTGCTTTTAAGGCTTTACCTAGAGATAGAGCGACTACTACATTTGGCTTCACAGACAAAATAACTACTGGTTGTGGTAACTTATATATTACTGTAAATTTTGATGAGCATGGCATTTGTGAAATATTTACAAATACTGGTAAAGCAGGAGGATGTCCAGCTCAGTCAGAAGCATCCGCTAGATTAGCCACATTAGCGCTACGTTCTAATATTAGCTATGAAGCTATTATTAAACAGTTATCAGGCATCAGGTGCCCTGCGGCAATTCAGAATAAAAATGCTCAATGCTTATCTTGCCCAGATGCGATCGCTAGAACATTACGAAAAGCTTTAGGACATAAAGTACCTTTAGCGAAAATAAGCCCTAGGAAAGGGGTCCCCTCTACAAGTAAATGTCCTGAGTGCGGTCAGCCTATTTATAATGCAGAAGGCTGCATAATTTGTCAATCGTGTGGCTATTCTAAATGTAACTAATTATAAGAAGCTTAGGTTGTAAGCTACCAGCAGCTTTCACGAGGTAGCTTACAACTGCCTTCTTATAATATATAATAAGAAGGGGGAATTTAAGTATGGCAACGATAAAAGCTAAAAAACAACCTGTTATAAAGAAAGGTAAAGGATATGTATATGACCCAGCAACGTTTAAGAAAGAGCACAAAGTAGATAATTTTTATGAGGTTGAAGACCCACAGGACATCTTGAAGCAACTTAAGCCATTTGAATTTAACGGTAGAAAGTTTATTACATTCGATACAGAAACACATCCTTATTTCAAGTCTAGTCAAGAGGTACCTGAGACAGTAGTTCGTAGATGGGTAGGCTCTGGAAAGCACGCTGTCCCACAAGATTTTCCGTTCTGTATATCAATCTGTGATGGAACTAATGCCTTTACAATCTATGATTCAGTAAAGACAGGATTTAAAAAGTTTAAGCAATTAGCGCCTATCTTTGAAGATGAATCAATCGAAAAAATAGCGCACAATTGGAAATTTGATGCACATATGCTAACTAATATAGGAATGAAAATAGTAGGCAGAGTTCATGACACTGTGGTTCTTGCTAAACTAGTAGATGAAAATAGACATTCATTTGACTTAAAGAGTCTAGTTAGCAGGAAAAAGAATAGCATAGTAAAATTTGAATATATGGTAGATAGTTATAAACAATTAAATAAAGTACAAGATTATCGACTTATTCCACGTGAATTATTAAGCGAATATGCAAACGCTGACGTATGGAATTGCTATCTTGTATTTATAGATGAATATCCAAAGTTAATTGAACAGAATTTAGAATCATTATATGATAAAGAATGTGAATTAATGATTGTATTATACTGGTGAATTTTTTAATATTAATTCTACCAAGCAATTATATAACGTTTTACTAAAGTTAGGTGTAAATAAAAATTGGATTGAATTAACTGAAAAAGGTAATCCAAAACTCGATAAGGAAGCTCTAGATAAATTAGCCGATGTTCATAAGGTCAGTCTTGTAAAAAAGATACTGGAGTACCGTAAAAATGAAAAGCTGCTGAACACATATGCAATAGGTATCTATGACCAAAAAGATAAAGCAGGTAGGGTACACGGTAATATCAACCAAACTGAAGCTACTACTGGGCGTATGTCAATGACTAAGCCACCTCTACAAACTTTGCCTAAGAAGAATAAGAGTATTCGTAGAATATTTATCCCTGATGAAGACTATGAATTATATTTTATGGACCTAGACCAGGTAATATTTTGCCGTGTATAGGAATGCTACAGTTCCTATATATTATTACCGAGCAAAATCGGTGGAAATCTTTTAAATGTGTAAATAAACGGTATTAATTTACCCCCCTAATCGCGTATAACATTATTAGGGAGGGATTAATATGAGATTATGTAAGAAGTGTGGTAAACCAGCTATGGAGGATAGGCTACTATGTAGGGAATGTTATCGCGTCAGTAGACTGCGAAGTACTGAGGCTGCACCTAATGGTATAGAATTAACTATATTAGGAAAGACATATACTATCACTAGAGATGGGCGTGTTTACAATAACCTATACCGTAAGTATCTGTCGCCAATACTAATGAAAAACGGATACATTATGTACTCATTTGGAAGCACATTAGCTGGCAACAGAAAGCAATATTATGCTCATAGACTGGTAGCAGCTGCTTATGGACTACTTAAGAACCTAGACGATGAGAGACATATAGACCACATAAATAATAGGCGCGATGATAATCGCTTAGACAACCTACGAGTAGTAGACCGAAATGAAAACAATCTTATGTCACACCTAAGAAATAAAGGTTACTTATATGCCATTAAGCATGGCGTAGAATACGGCCCATTTAAGTCTGTAAAGGAGATGTTTAGCGCTTTATCTATAAAAACCACGCTAGGTAGTTTTTATAGCCAAGTATCCAGAGGTGCTGGATACGGTTACACATTTGAAAGACGACACCGAGGTAACTAAGAGAACTAAAGAGCTCTTAGCACCGTAACGCATAGGGGTTGAACCTGCGCTGCAGAATATAATACCCCCACGAGTGTTCGGCCTGTTGTAGCATTAAATAAACAGGAAAATGTATGCTAAGCTGGGTTGGAATTGACCAACCGATGAAAATGAGGGTGACCTCCAGAGCTGTAGATAAAAAGCTACAGGGTAATAACAAACTGAGAGTATAGATTATTCGCGCATTATGCTAAAATACCAAGTTTAATAGAAGCAATAAAAAATGGATACGATGTACATGCAGCTACTGCAGCGATGATTTTCAATATTGATTTAGAAGAGCTTTTAGACGGCCTAAAAAGATTGGAAGAATGTGAAAATAAACTAAAGGATTTAAAGCA